GATTGTACTCATGCCCAGGGCTACATCGTCAAGGAAGGCAAACTCGTCTGTTTGAAATGCGGCGAGCCTTCGCCCACTGTCAAGCTCGTAAACGGTGTCTTTGTGCCTATCCCGCAACCCATCACCTGCTCCCATTGCAAGGGGGAATTACGCGCTACCATCCGCGCGGGCAAGATTAGCCAGGTGAAGAAGGCGGCGAAATGAAGACCACCAACGGGGCAATCTACGCAACCAAAGACGAATTCCAGAAGCTCATGTCCCAGCCGATGCCCATGAAAATCGCCTGCAAGCTGGCGCGCCTGGGGGCTGAACTCGCCGATAGCGTGAGGGTTATCGAAAGCCTGCGCGTGAAGCTGGTGCGCGAGCTGGGCGCAAAGGATGAGGCGGGCAACGTAACTGTTAAGCCCGGCGGCGAGAACTGGAATAAATTTCTACAGGAATGGGCGGAATGCCTGAACCAGGAGACCGAGCTTAAAACGGATATAGTGCAAATTCCGGCTGATACCGACATTCAGATTGAGCCGTCCGTGCTCGTCGCCCTGTCCCCATTTATCGAGGTGGCATAGTGGAATGCCCCGAATGCAAGAAGAAGGGATTAAAGAGCCGGGTTTTCCCCGGCTCCCCTTCCCGGTGCAGCAAGGGGCATACCTGGCGCAAAGTCATGCTGGAACATGAGACCAAGATTATAACGCCGGAATTCAAGCAAGGATAAGCGATGATACCCGACAGCCGCACCCAGGCCGCAGTTACGGCCATGAAGAAGGGTTGGATAGAGGGCTAACATGACTACCGTTAATGAGCAGGTAGGTGCCTGGAACGATGACTGCATCGTGCACTATAACGGCTCCAGCTGGCTAATCAACACCGAGAGCGCCATAGCCAGAGCAGGCTACAATTCGGCCACTTCATATAAAGCCGGTGGCGGGCATCGCTTTCAGAGTGTCGCAGTTCCCCAGGGAGCCACCATATCATCGGCGTATATCACGCTGACCTGTCAAAACGGCAACGGCTCCACAACAGTCAATGCAGTCATCACCGGCGAAGACACCGATGACGCCGCCGCTTTCAGCAACCTGGCAGATTACCAGTCCAGACGCGGCACTGTCGTCGGCGGGGCTAATGACAATAACATCACCTCGGCGCAGGTGGCCTGGAACAACATTTCGTCATGGGTTACGGATATCGAGTACAGCTCCCCCGATATAAAGACAATAATCCAGGAAATTGTAAACCGCCCCGGGTGGACTTCCGGTAACGATATGGTCTTATTCGTAGACGACCATGCCGATACTTCCACCCACACGGACGGCAATGTCAGAGTCTGGTACAACTACGACCTGTCCACCACCAAAAGCGCCAAGCTGGTAATCGAATACACCGAGGGCGGCTCATTAATCCCCAAGGCCATGCATATCTACCGCCAGATGCGAGGTTAAAGAATGATTACGCTCAAAACCAATACCGCTGCCCGCATCGTCGTGGGGCCGTTTCTGGACGCGACCGATGGCGTAACACCTGAAACGGGCATCACCGTCACCAACTGCACCGCCGAGCTGTATAAAATTGCCAATGACGGCGGGGCGGTCACGCGGACAGCTTTAACCCTCTCGGCCTCCGGCGGCAATAACGACATGGTGCATATCACCGATGACGTGGGCGGCTATTACGACCTGGAGCTGACCGCCGCCAACCTTAACTTCCTGGGCAATGCCCGCCTCTCGATTATAGACACCGACGTCCACCTGCCCGTATTTGTTGACATTCAGGTGTTGCCCGCCAACGTATGGGATTCCCTCTACGGCGGCACGACCAAGCTCCAGGTGGATGTAGAGACCATCAAAACCCAGGCCGTGACCTGCGCCGCGGGTGTGACAGTTCCATCGAGCATAGCCAGCCCGACCAACATTACCGCTGCTTCGGGCGTGGCTCTGGCTGCAAGCCAGCACGTTATCGTGGACTCTGGCACTGTTACCACGCTGACCAATCTGCCAGCAGCAACATCTGATTGGCTTACGGCGGCGGCGGTCAAGGCCGATGCTGTGACCAAAATACAAAACGGGCTGGCGACGCCCACTAACATTACCGGCGGCACGATAACCACCGTGACCAACCTCACCAATGCCCCGACCAATGGCGACCTAACGGCCACCATGAAGACCAGCGTAACCACGGCGGCAACCGCCGCAACCCCGACAGCAGCAGGACTCACCGCGCCCAACGCGGCTGAAAAGGCCGTGGTAGATGCAATCAAGGTCGTCACTGATAAATTCGCCTTCACCGGCGCAGGGCCTTACGAGGTCAAGGCGGACGTCGTGGACTGGAAAGGCTCGGCGGCTCCGGCTATGACCGGCGACGCTTATGCCCGCCTGGGCGCTCCAGCCGGGGCCTCGCTCTCCGCCGACGTCGCCGCGGTCAAATCGGACACCGGCGCTATCCTCACCGATACCGGCACCACTCTCGACGGTAACATCACCGCTATCAAGGCCAAGACGGACAACCTGCCTGCCTCGCCCGCCGCCGTAGGCTCGCAGATGGATTTGGTGAACGCGCCCAACGCCACGGCGGTCACGGCCATCCAGGCCGGGCTGGCGACCTCCGCCGAGGTTGGCGCACTCAACGACCTGTCCGCCGTCGAGGCTCAGAGCGCCGCCGCCGCCGCCCTGACGGCCTATGACCCGCCTACCAAAGCGGAACTCGACAGCGCCGTCTCCGGCCTCTCCACCCTCACCGCACAGCAGGTATGGGAATACGCCACCAGGACGTTAAGCTCCTTCGGCGCGCTGGCCGCGGATATCTGGGACAAGCTGACCTCCGGCCTTACCACAGTCGGGTCGGTCGGCAAGCTCCTGGTGGACAATATCAATGCCGCCATCAGCTCGCGCAGCTCTCATTCCGCCGCCGATGTCTGGACCAGCGCCACCCGCGCCCTCACTGACAAAGCTGGCTTCACTCTGCACGCCGACTATGACGCTGCCAAGAGCGCCGCCTCGCAGTCCTCGGTCAATACAATCGCCGGCTATCTCGATACCGAAATCGCCGCCATACTCGCCGCGGTGGACACCGAAGTCGCGGCCATCCTCCTGGCGCTTACTCACATAGAGACGGCCTACGAGCTGGACGGCGCGGTCTACCGTCTCACCCAGAATGCCCTTGAGCAGGCACCGAGCGGCTCAGGGGCGACGGCTCAACAGGTGTGGGAGTATGCGACCCGCGCCCTGACGGATAAGGCAGGTTTCTCGCTGGCGACCGCGCCGCCTACCAAAGAGCAAATCAGGGCGGAGATGGACAGCAATTCCACCAAACTGGCCAACCTGGACGGGACAATCACCTCTCGCGCGCCTTCCTCGACCGCCCTTTCGACGGCGGTGTGGTCTGCTGAAAAAGCGGCTTTCATTGACGCGGCTATCAGCTCGGTCGCCGCAGGCGACGCCACCGAAGCCAAACAGGATACCATCATCACCCACCTGACCGACGTCAAGGGCACGGGGTTTGTGAAGGACACCAACTCGCTCACCGACCTCACCCCGGGCAGCCCGATTCATGTGGTGGCCGAGCAGACTAATATCTCGACGGGGGGCTAAACCATGCCGATAATTCGCTGGACTCTCAAAATTGATGACGTTCCGACCGACCCGACCTCGATTGTCCTCTCCGACCCCACCGGCACATATGGCGTAAAGCGCAATGACACCGATGCCGTTGTGGTTGCCGACGGCACGGCCATGACCAAGATTGCCACAGGCGTATACGAGCACACATTCACCGCGCCCGCCGCCGGCCTCACCTATACCTACTACAACGAGTGGGTTTACGGCGGCGAGACACACCACCATGAGGGCAGCTTGAGCGACGTGGCGGCTGATGGTTACTGCACGCTGGCCGAGCTTAAAGACGACCTCGGCATTGCGGGGTCAGGCGAGAACGACGCCCTCAACCGCATCATCAACGACGTTAAAAAGTTCATTGATAATTACTGCAAGCGCCGCTTTGATACCACGACCGAGACCAGGTATTTCGACGGCGCTGTTACGCTAAACGTGGATGACCTTGTCAGCGTCACCACGCTAAAGCTCGACGAGGGCGGCGACGGCGTCTATGAAAAAACACTGGCGACGACTGACTACAAGCTCTATCCCCTGAACGCCTATCCCAAGACACAAATCAAAATCAATCCCAACGGCAACTATTCCACTTTTGCTGACGGCGTCATGGCGGGCGTGGAGATTGCCGGGACGTGGGGCTATGCTGCCACTGTGCCCGATGACATCCGCCGGGCGTCGCTCATGTGGAGCGGCATTATTCACCGAGTCAGGAAAGCGGCCTATTCCAACACGCTCGGCTCGGAAAACATAGGGGTTGTCACCATTGACCGCGACCCGCCTGCGCAGGTTAGAACTATATTGGACAGTGGATATAGAAGGGTGGTACTGGCGTAATGGCGAAGTTGAGCGCCGAGGTTAGGGCTGAAATTCAGGGATTAAAAGAACTTCAGCAGAAGCTCAATAAGGAAGCCCTGGCAGGCGACCCCCTTCATAAAATGTTCGGCAAAATCGGGCTTGCTGTAGAGCGGCAGGCAAAAATCAATGCCTCAGGCAGGCCAGGCCCAAATGTCCAGACGGGCAGGATACGCACTTCAATTACGCCGCAGGTTGACCCGGCTTCGTTCCCAGAGTGGGTAGAGATAGGAACAAATGTTGTTTATGCCCCTCCTCTCGAATATGGCTCGTCTCGTTGGAAGTCGGGAGTATCTTATCCGTTCCTTACTCCCGCGGCTGATTTCGTGCGGAACGTGGTTGTGGAAAACATCGTGAAAGATACCATCGAGCAAATCGAGGAGAATTTTGCCAAATGAGCCTATCGAGTATTGGCGCGGGATTAAAAACCAGACTGATTAACATCGCCACGTTAAAACGGGTTTACGGGCCGGAGGAGCTACCGGATGCCATTGCCGAGCAAATGCCTGTCGCGCTTATCCTGGTAAAAAACATATCCTATGACAAAACCTTCTCCGATAAATATGATGCGGTGTTCCGTGTCATAGTCATTTTCGGACGTCTGGACACTCCGGCGGCATTCACCGGCATAATCGCCCTGGCTGACCCCTCAGGCGCAACTACTTCCGTCAAGGCAGCTATTGAGGGTGACAACACTCTGGGAGGCGCGGCGGATAGCTGCCGCGTCACCAGCGGGAGCGGCGCGGGACAAATCACCTGGGGCCAGACCCCCTATCTCTCTACTGAATTTGAGGTAGAGGTATATGCCTGAGCTATATGTTGCCAGGGTTAAGCTGATGCTCAATGGCGGTAGGTTGCGCGTAATGCCGGGACAACTGGTGGAATTTGAGGCTGGCGATGGCATGAATATTCCCCGTCTCATTGCCAGGGGTTCAGTTGAGCCATATGAGTCAGACGAGCAGGTCAAGAGAATAGCCGACTGGTGGGAAAATGAAGAGCGGCGCAGGCGTGAAGGCGTTACCCGCGCGGCCTATGAATTAAAGCACGGAGGTAAACATGAGTAGAGTCCATGCCTCAAAGACCAGGATTTATATTGATGAGTTTAACTTCTCCGGGCGCACCAACAAGGCAGAGCTTACCATAGACAATGGCCTCCCTGATGTGACTGCCTTCGAGGACGCAGGGGCGGCATCTGTCGAAGGTAAATATAATCACAAACTATCGGTGAGTGGTTTCTTTGACCCAACCGACGAGGGCTACGACGAGCAGATGTGGAATGTCATCGGCGACGGAGTAACGCATCTGCTCGGCATGTATCCCGGCCAGCAGGCGACAGCCGGGTCTATCGGCTATGAGTTACAGAGCTTGTGCCCCACTCAGAAACGACCACTTGAAGTTGCCGGGGCCGTCCTGCTGGATGTTGATTGGCAGGGCAATGACGCTATCGTGCGGTCAACTGTACTGGCAAATGGAGCCGTCACCGGGACTGGAGCAGTATCAGGATCGAACAAAGAGACAGGGGTTACTGTATCCGGTGAGACCTTTGTTGCCATACTGCGCGTCCTGTCGGTATCCGGTACAGGCTCGCTCACAGTTAAAATCCAGGGGTCCCAGAACGACGGCGACCCGGACACTTACGCCGACCTTATCACATTTACCGCGGCTACAGGCATAACCTCGGAGCGCAAGACTACCACATCCGCAACCGAGGCCTGGAAACGCGTCAATATTTCGGCCTTCTCAGGGTTCGCATCAGCCACTATTTTAGTCGTAGTCGGTAAAGAGAAAATCTAACAGGAGGGAAAACATGGCCAGGATACATGCAAAAAATGCCAACTTTTCATTCGACGGGGTGTCAATCGAGGATGAACTCAACTCAATCGAAATGTCGGTGGACAACCCACTCGCCGAGGTGACGGCGCTAGCGGACACCGGCGCCGCTTTCGTCGAGGGCGGCGCGCCTAACTCCAAGTTCAGCATCGGCGGCGCGGCTGATTTTGCCGCCTCGCAGGGCGACGCCACTATATTCGGGGCTATCGGCCAGGGCGACCAGGCCGTCATTTTCCAGCCCACCGGCAACTCGCCCAACACCAATGACCCGAACTATACCGCCAACGTCCTGGTGGCCTCGTATAAGGTTTCCTGCGATGTCGGTAGCGGCGTCCAGTATTCCGCCGACCTCCAGGTCAATGGGGCGGTAACGCGAGATGTGACAGCGTAATGTTTAGCAAAAAGGAGACGCCGGTGTTTAAAATCCCTCCCCGCAGAGTTGATGCCTCTGACTGCGTTGTCCATATCGGGCGAAAAGTTGACGATAGTAAAATCACTGACCCAGGGGAAGCCATCGCCGTCCACAATGGCGAGTGGGTCGAGGTATTGCCCATTGGTACAGTCCTGGCATACTCCGCCCTCCTGGACGTAGTGAACATGGCGGAGACGCGTGACAACGCCGGACTGAAATCGCTTTGTGAAGCTCTCTCTGAGCGCGTGACCGATTGGAACTGGACGGGGTTAGACAACAAACCCCTTGCCAAACCCTACGGCAATCCTAAAGTTTTCATGTCGCTCAACGAGGATGAGCTTATCTGGTTAGTGACCGCTGTACAAGGCGAGACCAAGGGGGAAAGAAAAAACGCCTCCGGGGCCTCCGCCGAGAAATTTTAGACGGCGGCCCCCAGACAATCCCATCCCTTCTCTCTACCATCTGCGAAGCCTTTAACTGCCCACCTGACGTAGCTCTACAGCAAGACCCGCGCCTTGTTTTCCCCATCATCGAAACCCGAAATGCGCGCATGGCTATGGAATATCACAAGGGCGGGAGATTAAAAGAAATGCCAGTTGGTTTGGTTAGGTTCTGGCGTGAGTTCACGGGCGATTTAGGAGAATAGCATGGCCTCACAAGCGACACTGGCAGTATTGCTGACCCTGAAGGATGACTTGTCAAGCGGCCTGAAGAATGCTGCCAAAGAAGCTAGCGGATTCGGCGGTGTCCTCAAGGGGTTAGGAGTAGGCATTGCCTCTGTAGCCACTGCCGCCGTTGCTGCCGGCGTAGCCTCGGTCAAATCATTTGCCGATACAGGCGACGCCCTCAAAGAAATGGCCCAGAAGACGGGCTTCTCTACTGAGTCATTGTCCACGCTTAAATATGCCGCCGAGCAATGCGGGGCGAGCCTTGATACCATCGGCGTGGCTGTGCGGGGCGTTGCCGGATTCATGCAGCAGGTAGGGGCTGGCTCCGAGCCTGCTATTAACGCGCTAAATCAACTAGGGCTGTCTGCCGAGCAGCTTAAAGGACTTTCATCCGAAGAAACATTTAACAAACTGGCGCTGGCGATTGCCGGAATTGAAGACCCGCTCCAGAAGGCGGCTCTCGCACAAGATGTATTCGGCAAGTCCGGCATGGAACTTTTGCCCCTGCTCGCCGAGGGGCCGGACGGCATGAAAAAACTGGCGGATGAGGCTAAAGAACTTGGCCTTGTTTTCTCTCAGGATGCCGCCGACAATGCCGACGCCTTCAATGATGCCCTGGGCAAGCTCCAAGGGGCTTTCTCCGGCCTCATGAACCAGGTAGGGGCAAAGCTGGTACCCGCCCTACAACCTCTTATTGATGCGTTTACTAAACTGGTGACCGCTCTGCCCATCGAGCAAATCGGGCAGCTCATCAGCTCACTCCTACCGCCGCTCGTGGAAGTCATTATGCAGTTGTTACAGGCCCTTGCGCCGGTCATTGACGCCGTGCTCCAGTTCGCCGTAGCCGCCCTTAAACCCCTGCTCGCCGTGCTGCCTAAAATCGTTGCCGCCCTGACGCCAATCCTGACCATCGTTGGCCAGCTTGTGGGTATGTTCGGCGGCGTGATTGCCAAGATTGTTGAGCTGGCTATGGCCGTGCTCGAACCCATCCTGATACCCGTACTCAATCTGGTGGCCACGCTCCTCGAAGCCTTCATGCCACTCATTGAAATGGTTATGAACCTCTTATCGGGCGTCATTGAATTCCTGACGCCCATCCTGACTAAAGTGGGTGAGGTGCTGGGCTTCATTGTGAACATTATCAGCAAGGTGCTGGTCGTGGCTATTAAAGCTGTAGTGGATTTCTTCAAGGGCGCCGCCGATAACATTAAAGCTAATTGGGAGAAGCTGGGCCAGTTCTTTACCAACCTGTGGGAGGGCATCAAGAACGGGTTTAAGGCCGCCGTGAATTTCCTTATCGGGCTGGCCGAGGGCTTCGTCAACTTCTGGATTAAGGCGCTCAATATGTTAATCGGGGCGCTCAATAAAATATCCTTCAATATCCCCGACTGGGTGCCTCTAATCGGTGGAAAACAATTCGGCATCAATATTTCCCCCATTCCGGAGATTTCATTGCCTCGCCTGGCCGAGGGCGGCATTGTTAATAGGCCGACTGCGGCACTAATCGGCGAGCGCGGACCGGAGGCAGTTATCCCTCTCAGCCGCAATCTCATGCCGCCAATAGAGATACACACCACCCTAGAGGTTGACGGGCGGCGCATGGCCGAGGTGGTAGAGCACTGGCAGGACAGGCGTTTCAGGATACAGCAAGCCGCTTAAGGAGAGCATAATGGCCAACAGTTTATTCGCCAAATTCAAAGAGCACTTAGGGTCGGGAGATATAGATTTATTGACCGACAACCTTAAGATTGTTCTGGTTGACCACGACGATGATACCCCTGCCCCAGATACCGATGAATATCTGGCGGACATAGCCGCCGGTGCGCGCGTAGCCACATCCGGCAACCTGGCGAATAAGAGCTTCACAAACGGCGTACTCGTCGCCGATTCCATCACCATTAGTTCAGTTACAGGCGACGAGTTTGAGTCGCTGGTAATTTATCAGGACACAGGCAACGCCGCTACGTCCATCCTGATAGCGTACATAGATAGCGCTGGAGGACTTCCCTATACGCCGAGCGGCGCGGATATTGAAATTACATGGGATGCCGGCGGCATTTTCATCTTGTAGGATGCCATGTCTATTACTCCGACTTTAATCTCAAGCACCGTCAATTTTATTTCGCCTAACCTTTCGGCGTCCGGCGCAGAACTGTCGCTGCTCATCAACGGCATAGACCAGACCTCCAAAATGAAGCGGCAGGGATTTGGCATCACGGACTCCTATGGGGCTATCAAAGGCATGGACATTACAGTAGCCTCCGGCGCGGCCACGACTACGGGCAACGAAGTCATCATGCTTGACAAGCGCTCCGGGAAAAGAATATTCGCTGGGCTAATAAAAGAGAGAGCTAAAAAGGTTATCACCAAATCAGTTTACATTGAAGACCTGATGGTGCAGGACTATACACTCCTAATTGACCAGGTGAAAAACGGCGTAACGGAGGAGTTTACCGACGAGACCGAGAAATCAATACTGGCGAATTTGTTTGCTTCGTATGCCCCTGATATTATCGTCGGCTCTTATGTAATAACGGGCTCGTCTGTCAGCCTGACCCTCGACAACTCCAGCCTGCGAGCTGCCATTGACCAGCTTGCGGGCATTAATGGGCGCAAATGGTATGTTGATTATAACAAGCAGCTTCATTATTTCAACCCGCTAGCCCCGGAAAATGCGCCATTCGGCCTCTCTGATAACCCGGATAACTCGACCACATTTAAATACAAAGAGCTTGAATACTCCGAGGATGAGCTAGACCCTGATAATCCATCTGGCTCGTTCACCTGCTGGGAACCGGGATTATTTTCCGGGCAGTGGATAGAGATTACCTGTGCCGCCCTGAGCTGGAGCGAGCAAGGATTTTTCATTTACGAGGTGAGCACCTCGCTAATCGGGGGCACAACCGCTAACCCCCAGACTGAATATCAGGTCACATTCGGCAAGAGGCCGAAGCGGATTACGTCTGAGATAATTGACCAGGGCGAGATAATTGATAATCCCGAAACCGAAATGTCCGTCAGCACTAGTTTGAACCGCTACACAATCGGTACAGAGCGCTCATTTGACACTGCCTATCACAACACGGCCAACGGCACCCTATTGGTAATGATTGACGCCAGCATCAGCATAGCCGCCGATGCGACCTCGATAGTAGGGACGGCCTTTGTCATCGCCAGGGTAGATAGCAGTGAAAGTAATTTGGATACCCCCTCCTATAGCGTCAATCAGATATTGGGCGATGTGGCGCTCTATGGCCTTGTAGCTCCCGGTGGAGGCGACCAGAACCAGGTTCGCTTCCAGAATACCCTGTTTTTAGCCGTGCCTCCGGGTTATTACTACAAGATAGTGACGAGCGTTGATGGGAATGCATCCATAAACACTTCTTCAGGCACTTGGGCAGAAACCCTTATCTCAATCGAATTAGTTTAGAAGGAGGTCTGATATGCCTAAATATCGAAAAGTCAAGAATGTTACACCAACGGAAGAGGAAATGCGCAGAGCCACAATCATAGAAGGGGCGCAGACACAGCCCGCGCCGGTTCAGTACCGCATCTTCACTACCGCTCAGAGATGGGCCAAGCTGGGCGGGCCTCTCACCGGCCCGTTTGTCCACGAGGTTGATATTAACAATGCGGAGTTTTACCCGCCCCAGGAGTGGGAAGAGGCCAAGCAGACATTCGGCGGCAAGACGGCTGTAGAGAACGCCGAGCAGGAAGCCGAGATGGTGATGAGGCAGCGCATACTCGGCGAGCTGGGTATCGAAGTCAAGTTCTACCATGTGCAGCCTGCTACCAATGAGCCGCCGCCGCCTGATTGCCCCGAAATCGGCCCCCACTGGCCGAAGAGGTAGTCATGATGGACAAGTCTAAATGGAACATGCCCGGCGCTCTGGCACTGCTAATCTTCTTCTGCTCTTTTGGTACATGGCTCTATGTCATCATAACGGGCAAGGGCGGCGAGCAGGCAGTTTCTTACATCATCGGCAATATTCAGGGCATAGCGTCAATGGCAGCCGCCTATTACTTCGGGTACAAAAAAATCCAGCAGGATAATAACGAGGTTAAGAAATGATACGCCGACTTCGTGACCTCTGGTGGTGGAACCACTACATCAGGGGCAAGATAAACCGCACTGGACGCCGGTAAGGCTCACTGTAGCCCAAATCTAGCCGCCTTAACGCTTCCGAGCGAGGATTGCTATGCTGAATAGACTGTACTGTAAGATTTGGTACGCCTGCGAGTTCTGGCTGGAGCCGGAGGAGCGGCGTCCTTTCACCTACATCATTCGTGACTTCTACCATGCCCACCCGATTTTTATTCTCTGGCTGGTGGCCTTCATATCCTTCGCCTTTGGGGAGTACTTTATGAGCTTTGACGCCTTTGTGCTGGTATCGCTCGGCATCCTCCTGGGACATCTGTTTTGGGGCAGCAAATATGAGCAAGGCCAGCAGGAAAACCCGCCGTATCTGGGAAAGAAGTAGAAAGCGAGAACGCACCATGAGCCTCGAAAACACCCTGAGCAAACTGGCCGCCGAAGACGACCGCACACTGCTTTTGATGACCGCGCAGGCGGTTGTGGCTATGAAAGAAGAGACGCTACCCGGCATCATCAAGCGGCTAGACCACACCAACGGCGGCTTTGCTGACCATGAAAAGCGCATTCAGGATTGCGAGGATTGCCTGAGGCGCGAGGCGGACGCTAAAGAGCAGGCGGACAAGAAGGTCATCGTTGACAACAACCGCTTGCAGGCGCAGCTCGTAAAACGCTGGGGGCCGGTCGTTGCCCTGGCTATGGGTTTAGGCGCACTCATTGGCGGCTTTGTAGCCGGGCTGATAGGGCGCGTGCTGTGATAACCACGCGGCTTTCTCAGGACCAGGCGCACGACGTCTTGAAGTACATGGCGCGTCCTGAGGGCACGGTCTATTACAGAGACGACTTCTTTATCGTGCCCGTTTTCTACACCGACTGGCTGAAAATCATTGAAGATATTTTGACCAAGCGCCCGCCCTATAACGTCCCCATCTTCGACTGTGACAACATGGCCAGATGGTTCAAGTCGCGGGTGGATGAGCTCGGGTTTACTAATGGCATGGGCATTGCCAAGGAGCCGGGCGACCCCGGCCACGATTGGAATGTCTTTCTCGTCCCGGGCCTGGCCATGTTCCTGGAGCCTCAGACGGGCAAAATCTGGCATGAGGCCCCGAAGCCCCTCGAGATTGAGATGTACTAATGCAAGGACTAGAAGGCGAATTAAGGTTTTATGTTTGCAACTTACCCTCTAGTTTTGACAGATTGCACATAATCCCCGTAAGTGATGCCCACCTCGGCGACCCGTTATTCTCTGAAAAGCATTTCCTGAGAACGCTCAAATATATTCATGACACCCCTCATGTCCGCGCTGTCTTGGTCGGCGACTTATTAAACAGTGTCATTGTTGGCAAGCCGGGGAATATTTTTAGACAGACAATCGCCAGCCCGCAAGACCAGCGCGACGTGATGATAAAATACCTCTTGCCTATTAAGGATAAAATCCTGGGCATGGTGACTGGAAATCACGAAGCCCGGATTATGGACACCTGCGGTGTTGACCTTTCGGCGGATATTGCTCATGCCCTGAATATCCCCTACCGCGCTGAGGGTATAGGATTAAAAATCAAATTCGGTATGGGAGCAAGTTATCACCATTCCGAGAGGTATCCGTGCGTCTATTACCTCTACATGACACATGGATATGGTGGAGCGCGGACTACCGCGGCCAAAGCTGTGAAGGGTGAGCGCCTTTCCTACTTCTTAAACGCCGATGTTTATATTATGGCCCATGACCACGTTACCAATGCCGCGCCGGTTGTCTCGCTTCGATGCAATCAGCGGGAATATGAGGACAAAGAGACTGGTTTTACAAACTGCGCGGTGGTAGCGAGACGCGCTATCGTGGTGAAGTCCAATGCTTATATTAAGCATGGCGGTTATGGTGAGGCTAAAGGGTATCCTCCGGTTGACTTACTCACCCCGATTATCACACTCTCCGGCCATTCAACTGATGATGATTACGAGTTGGGGCAATACCCGACAGCTAAAGCGGTAATTTAATGCGCGTAGTTTATGTATCCGGCCCTTACCGCGCTCCTACACTTGAAGGGATAAATAACAACATTAACAACGCCCGCATAGCTGCTATCTCGCTCTGGAAACAGGGTTATGCGGTAATCGCGCCTCACTTAAATACGGCCCATTTCGACGGCGTTGTTTCCGATGCCGCTTTCCTCACTGGCGATGCTGAGATACTAAGCAGATGTGATGCCGTCTATATGCTGCGTGGCTGGGAAAACTCCATCGGCGCACGGGCAGAGCATGACCTAGCCAACGAACTTGGGCTGGAGATTGTCTATGAATGAATTGTGGGGGCAAACTAGACCAGTCTTTGAGGCGATGGTTGCCCGCTTTAAAGAAGTGGAGGTCATTGTGCCCTGGGCTGTATACGACGAGGTGCTTGAGGCCGCCCGTGAGCGCAACAGAGAACTCCTGGCAGATACCAGAGAGCAGGCAGCTAGAGCGAGACTGGCCGCTTTTCAGGCGCAGGATTTAAGCATACAGACGATTGAAGCTACACAAAGAATATTACTGACGATTAATCCGATGACAACCTAGCCCCTCATAAGCAGAGGTGGTTAAAGGTAATCACTCGGGCACGATAATAGTGGCCTCTCCCATCGCGGGAGAGGCCACTATTTTGTTTTTGTAGAATGCTAGCCAGATTATTTCTTTAGAAACAGATTATCCACCGGGGAAGCCTTGGCGTGAGCTGCCTTAACTGCGTCATCCATATCAGACAGGTAAATCTCGGTAGTATTTAGCCGGGCATGACCCATAAGAAGCTGAAGCGTGCGGAGGTCGCCGCCGTTTTTAAGGTAATTCACCGCCCCTGTATGCCGGAGGGCATGTGGCCCCATCTTGACGCCGGTGACGCCTGCCCTATGAAAAGCCTTCTTGATAACTTCCTTTACCGCGGCGAGCCGCATGGGGCGCCGCTCCTCAGTAATCCAGAGCTCGGGGTCAGGCTCGTATCTCCTCAGCCGGTAAGCCAGAAGAGCTCGCTGCGCTTCCTGTCCTAGTACAACGCGCCTCTCTTTCGAACCCTTCCCCATGACAGTGATTAATCCCTCTTCGAAGTTTACGTCATCGAGCTTGAGGTTAGTAAGCTCCTCCAGCCTTACCATGGTATCCAGAAAAACGAGGAAGATGGCCGTATTTCGCACAGCGAGGTAGGAGTTGCCCTGCAATACGGCGAGAACATCTTTAAGCTGTTCCCTGGAAAGGATGCGGTGGACTGTTTTGGGTACTTTGGGCCGAGGAATGCCCGCCATCGGGTGCTTTTTCAGGACGCCCTCTCGGACCAGCCAGTTAAAGAATGTTTTAAGTGAGCGGTAGTAACCCTCGAAAGTAGACGGGGCGAGCCTATCCTGAATAGAACCGAGGAAGTGAAGCACCGCGAGTTCATCCAGCCGGTGCGCCGGCGTCCCTTCACCCAGGAAGTGCGCGAGCTCCCCCAGCCTGTAGGAATAAAGCGTGCGTGTACCTTGCGCTTTCCTGGCGGTCTTGCAGATTAACAGATAATGCTCTATTAACCCGGCAAGCCCAGCCCTGGCAAAAACTGGATTAGATGTTAGGGCAGGCACGACCCATGCCTGAGTGCTGTACCTTGTATTGGGTGTTAGAACCACAAAAAGTTGCTGCCGAGCAACCCTTTTAACCCTTTTTAGCTTTAATGGTGGGCGATTCTGGATTCGAACCAGAGACCCCAGTCTTATCAGGCTAAAGGGTAAAAAAGATGGTGAGGTTGCTTGGTCAGCTATACCTCCTTTTTTATTTGGTGATATGGCCTCTCATTTTTTAAGCCAGCGCCACAGCGCGCGCCAGAAACGGAAGTGATAGCTGCGAGTGAGGTCCGGCGGGTAGCGGCGGTAGTAAGGCGTCATTTGTAGGCGTTCTTGCCGCACACCGGGCACCGGACAGCCGGCTTCGAGCGGTTGTAAATGACGTAGATTATCGCTCCAATCCCAGCGAACAAAGCCCAGAAAAGCAGCCAGAATAGGCTCAGGCGAGGTTTAACAGGAACTACATCGTTACCACAGTGAGCGCATTTAATCATAGAGACTCCTTCTTAATGACAGTCTTTGACTATGACATTGATGAGATAGCTATCAACCTCTCCAGTGATGCGGACGTTCATTCCTGGCGTTAAATTAGCCAGTGCTTGCGGGTTTTTAAAATAACACTGTATGCCCCAAACATCATATTTATCGCCTGCCAAAATTACATAGGCATCACCCAATATATCCGTGCCGACATTGAGCACCTTACCCTCAATGGCAATAACCTTGTTTTTATATAGATTATCGGCGCTGACAGTATTGGCCTCATAAGCGGCGTAGAGAGTGGTTGCGCTCACGGTGATGCTGGGAACTGTTGTTTGCTGAGGGATAGGCGTAATTGCGGAATTGGTAAAATTGGGCATTGTAGTGGGACTGCAAGACGTGAATAACAGTAGAAAGAGCAAGAACAACCCGATTTTCTTTAAGAGCTTCATTTCAGCCTCCGTCTCTTCCTGTTAATCTCTACCACCACCGCGCTCACCTGGCAGTCTTCTATCCGATGGTGGCCCTCATTATTCACAAGCCATTGCTCGTCACCAATCCGCTTTAACCTGGCGACATGCAGGCCCCCTTTAATCTGGCAGGCTACAATATCCCCGTTCTCGATTGCCAACTCGCGGTCAACGAAAATAGTGTCCCCTTCTTTGACCTCCGGCTCAAGGCACGTCCCCCGCACTATATAGCCCTCAATTTGCCCTGGAGCGCCCGTGACGGCCTCCCGGTATGCAAACTCAGATGGCTCCACCCCGTCGTCGCCGGCATGAAAAGGGAAGTCGGTGTAGATGGGGATTTTTACTACGCCGGGGATTTTCAGCTTTTCAGAGAGAGGTTGGTAGGTTTCATTTTCAAAGAATACCGAAGCAGGAACATTTAATCCCTTCGCTAATGCTTCAGCCGTCCTTAGAGTCATCCCCTTGGTTTTCCCGTTTTCAATCTGGGAAATATATTCACGCTGAACACCTGAAAGCTCTGACAGTTTCGGTTGACTCAGTTCGTTTTCTTCTCTTAACCGCTTTAGCCTTTGCCCGATAGTTTCTCTATCCATATTAATTCCCAGTATGGAATATTGTTGACATGATTACAAGAGTAGATATTATACACATTATGTAATCGAGTGGAAGGTACAATGTTCTAGAACATTATTCCATTAACAAGAAAATAAATATTCCATTTACGCCTGGCGAGGTATTGACAAACGAACAATACAGGAATAGATTATATACGTCATGAATGAGTTAATTATTCCAGCTATAGATAAATACCGAGCCGAACTAGGAATATCCGAGCGACAATTTTTTATTCGGGCCGGACTAGACCAGGCGGAATGGTGCAACGTTAAAGCAGACAGGCGAAAGCTCAGCGAGAAGTTTCTGCGGCGTTTGGGCAACAAATACCCTGAACTCCAGCCGGCCATCAAGGACTACCTGTTCCCCCCTGAGGCGCACCACAGCGCCCAACCCAGCCTCTTTACCCGCGTAGCCAGGGCATTACATATCGGAGCGAAAACATGACTCATCAAGAAGCGGGCCATCTATCCAACATTCACGGCACAGGCGGGCGTCCCAGGGCGCTTACTATCGCCGACATTAAATCAATAGCAAAGCCATCTCCTAGAAAATACGAAGGAGGCAAGCTGCCGAGCAGCCTTCGAGCAATGAAGGGGATGGTTAGAGAGTTAGAAAACGAAAGGAGGCATAACAGCGAACTAATCGGATGCCCTATCTAAACGAGTTGGGGCCGGGCTGAAAAGAACAGCACCGGCCCCGGATGAAAGGAAACAAAATGAGTATATCTACTCTACCCCCTGAGACACCCGAATGTCAAGAGCGCACAGCTCCCCTCTCATGTCGTCATTGCGGCCACGAAAATCACCCGCTTGACCGGGTGGAACTCGCCAACTCCTACATCGGCGGGCGCGGCTACTGCCAAATCCCCATGTGCGTTGACCGCGTAGCTTGCTGGCGGCGCTTCGACAAGCAGGTGGCCGAGAAGCTGGCGGCCACCGGAGAAGCCGTCCGATGACCATCTTAAACAACATCCTGAGCAAGGCGCACGTGGACGCCGGACTGTCTCTTGAAGATGACGAGGATTTTATCTACCTCAAGAAGGACGGCAAGGAAGTTGCCTGTTTTAACATCCTCGCCACTGTGGTGGACATCCTGCACGAGGCAGACCAACAGGTGTGTTGGAAGAAGTCGGGAATTGAATTTGCCAACCCCTGCGGGCTGGCAGAAGCGATGAGGGAGGAAAGATGAGCACGCCTTTACCAATGCCTCTTTGCTGTAATGAGTGCGGCCATTGGTTCACAGATGCGCGGGAAGCCGCCAACCATACGCATGAACATTTCTTCTGTGACGATA